CAAATCCAGTTCATTCTAAATGTTGAATGATCCAAACTATTCAGTGAATAGCAAGAAATCCCCTTCTGTGTGAAAATCAACACATGGAAGAAAGATCCTAATTATCAATTGGGAATCTGAGGCTTTCTTGGCCCTCCTGCACTAAAAGGACTTCCAAGTCATTTGTTCATTTGTTTGACCAAAGACTTCGATGTCAATTGCACAGGTTTACGAGAGATCTTTTGGATCTTTTCGTCAGCTCTTTTAACTAAATCCAAATACTGAAAATAGTTGTCGATGACTACAGATTTCTCTAAGAGTAAATCTAAGTCTTCTCAACGATTTCCAGATGGGATATCAGCTAAGAAAGCGTCTAAATTTGTTCGATTAATCCTTACAAGGCAATCAAACATTGCTTCAATATTCTCATTATAATAATAAGAAGAAGCAGTGTCGAAATTACCTCTGAATTCTGGGAACAGCTTGTTTAGCATTTGACGAGATAATTCTCGACAATCGCCATCAACTGATCTCAGTCTTCGTATGGATTTTTCTCACATATTAGAAAACTTGTACATGTCATAGTACATTCAAGTTTGACCATGAAGTAGAATTTCAAAGTCTCCTTTTAAGAAGGCACAAATTCTATCTTCAAGGTAGTTAAGAGGTATTTTCTCTAAAGTTTTCATATTTAGAGTACCGTACTTCTGAGCTATCAGCTTAAAAATAAGAAGATTTCATTTTCCTGTATTTGATGAAAATATTTTCAATAAAATCATCATAAACAGTTTATGAATTATTTGCATTTTAGTAGGATAAAAACGCTTTAAAGCGCTTATCGTACTTAAATGGCCTATACGATTGTGTAGGCTATAAGCCAGAGAAGCCTTTCCTGTCAGATTATTTTGTGACATGAAAGCCTTTCAAGGCAATGCAGATACATTCTCACCTTTAAGCATGGTCTTTTTAGCAAATTCAACAACATCTCCAGTAGGAGAGCATACTGACTTTGACAAATTTATTTCTAAACCAATACCCTTCATAATTGAAAGGTAAGTTTCAGCAATATCTTTATCAAAAATCACTATGTCATCTCCTAATAGTTCATAATTAGTATATCAATCGTATCCATTACGGGTACGCTTGTATGCTACTTGAACTATAAGATGATGTGAAAGAGCTAACATAGCCCACGAACTTAAAGCCCCCATTGGTTGCCCTACTGCATAAGAAACAGTATGGAAACCATATTGAGGACTATTAAGTTCGTACTCTCTACCTACTAATAGATTCCGTCAATTGGAACCGACTTTATTACCAAATATTTGGTCAATGAAGAAGGCTTGAATTGAAACGGGAAGTCTATCAGTAGCTGCAGAAAGATCATATCCAAATGATGTACCCGTGCGTTGAGCTTTCTCAACACCACGGTATACAGCCGATCATTGATCGAATGTACCATCATTAGGACAAGATCTTAAAAAAGCAAAGAATGCGTTATGGAAAGGTTTAAGAACATTTTGTGTTCATATATCTACCATAGCGAATATCCTTACTTTTCCTGCAGGTTCGTCTTTTGAGCATAGATGACCTTTAATATCAAGAGCCTCCAAAGGAGGACTAATAGATACTATTGTGTCAAAAAATGCATTAAGTTCCGAGTTTAAGCTCATTTGTCTAAGTGAATCGAAAGATTCTCAAAGATGACTGAAGCGTAAAGCTCACGCCTTAGTTCGCAATTCTAATCAAGATGTTTTTATAACACCAGGATTAGATGCAGACTCAAGGAAAGAGAACTTTTTTAGAGTTGAAAAAGCACCTTGAATTGGACGTTTAAAATGATTTCTAATTATTGATTTAGAATCTTCTAAAACGTCTTCAAGGAACTTTTCATCTCCATCAAAAGGTTTAGTTATAGTAGAAAGTTTCAAAACTCGCTTGCAATCTAAGACTCTATAAAGACTAAATAAAGTCAAATAGTATCTTACCATTGCAGGTTGTAAACCCCTTATAAGATTACGGTCAACCAAAGGTATAAATTTTGGAAGACCCTCTCTTAAACAAGGGTAAACACCGGGACCAAGTAAGACTTTTAAAGAACTTACTGGTTCACCAGCGACAAACTTTTGTATAGCTAAATGACATCCTTTTAGATACTGTACAACATGTGTTGATCCATGATTTTTATTTATGGATCAAATATGTTGGACAAACATCTTAAAGATGTTAAAACGGACAAGAGAACCTCCATTTTTGAAGCATAACGGATACATAATCCGGAAATGCTTCTCTAATGTAGATAACAAAACAGACGAATCTGTCATTTTATCTAAGTTTACCATTTCTAGGTCGTTCTTCGTAGCATTGATTATTTCTTGAGAAGGATTATTTAAATTATAATTCTTTTTCATAGAAATTTGTATTTGCGAAGTTTCAATATAAACTTCAAAAGTACTTAATCAAATTTGAGACTCTCTCAACTATTAAGTTGAGTATCTCGCTATGAGGACAGCATAGAAACTGCGTTATTCTTTTATAAGATCGCCAGGTTCGAAGTACTACTTGATTCCTACCTTTCCGTACTCTCTATTACTTTTGATAATAAAGAATACTTCAAGGAAATGAATTAAGCTAGTCTTTCTGTATCTAGATGAAGGTTACATCAGTAATGATGTCTTCATATAGAAGAAAGAAAGATTCAGGCCTATGTCTGAGTCTTTACCAAAAGCAGTGATGCTTTTAATTGAGTGTCACCCAACAAACGGTGACATTCAGCTAACTTAG